ATTAAACAAGCAAGAGGGTATATGATGACTTTTAAATTAAGTGCACGATCACAAGAAAGATTAAACGGTGTTGATAATCGAATATTTAGCATAGTCGAATTAGCGCTAACTATCTCACCAATTGATTTTGGCATACCTGAACATGGTGGATTTAGAACCGCGGCAGAACAGCGCAATCTATTTAAAAGCTCCAGAAGTATAACTAAGTGTGATGGTATTGAGATTAAATCAGAACACCAATCAGGTTTGGCCTTTGATATTTACGCTTATGTAGATGGTAAAGCTTCATGGGATAGGACTCATTTAACACAAGTAGCCGCGGCATTATTACAGGCTGCTGCATTGTTGGGTTATCCGTTAACCTGGGGCGGTAACTGGAAATCATGGCAAGACATGCCACACTTTCAATTGGAGGAGTAAGTTATGGGATGGTTAACAACACTAGTATCTGGTTTAGCTTCACCGGTAGTTAATTTCTTTACTAAGCGAAGTGAAAACAAAACCAATGTAAAGCTTAAGCAAATTGACCGGCTAAAGAACTCTGATGATTCGTTAGCTGAATGGGAAAGTATTCAGGCTGAAAATGGCAAGCATAGTTGGAAGGATGAATTCTGGACGATTATTTTAGCTATACCGCTGGTTCTATGCTTCTTTCCTGATTACGTTGGTTATATTGAGGAAGGCTTTACAGTGCTTGAGAGTATGCCAGCGTTCTATCAATACTGGCTTGGTGTCGCAATACTTACATCATTCGGTATAAAATTCACCAAGAAGTGATATAATTACGGTGACATTGCAAAATGGTTGTAATGTCGGTGACATGTTCATTTAATTCAATTTGGAGTAAGATTATGAGTGGCGATAATAAAGTTAAACCACCAAAGACTGACAGTGTAAGATAATTGTTAACAATTGATATAGCCTATTTGGTCGCGCCGTTGTTTTTATTTATAATCGTATTTAGCGATATTAAATATCTACCTCACGCGACCATTTTATTTTTAATGGCATTTGTAAATATATTATTCGTTGATGTTTTTGGTATGGTTGATTCGCTAAGTTACGTTGAATCAAAGCAGTTACTGATGTGGTATGACATATTAATAGCTATGCTTATGATTGTATTATTACGAATGGATAAACAGGCTTGGAAGCATGCGTTAATTTTAGCTTTTGCCGCTCTATGCCATTTCATGATAATATACGACCTAACGATTCATTCATCATTTGCCAGTAACCTATTCTACACTTGGTATGATGAGCTAATAATAATGGTTGGTATGCTACAGATGGTGATTTCACACAATGGACTTATTAACGCACTTCGAAGAATGCGGTCACATATACTCAGGGTTAGTTATTATTATAGGAATTATAGTAAGGGTGGTATTCCACATAAAAGAAGTGGAGAGTGGTCGTGAAACAAGAAGTAACAAGGGTTTTGGCGGATGGAGCCGCAGCATCAGCCGTAAGCTTGGGCGCCGCGACTAAATTAGGTTGGTTCGAGTTCATCAACACCAACGCACCAGCTTTAGGTTTCTTAGCTAGTTGTATATTTGGCATTATAGCGACAGTGTTTTACCTTATGACTTATTCCAAGGCTACACAGGCAGACCAAAACAAAAAAGACTTACAAGCACATATAAAAGAGACTGAGGTATCATTTAATCACGTTAACAGCGGCATTGATGAGATACTTAGTAAATTAACAGAGAAAAATGATTAATTAATCGCAATCAACGAATAAACATACATTGTTATAACTCTTATTGCGGGGTTAATGAATAAAACAGTGAATAAATCCCTCAGTACAAATATAAACAACTCTAAAGGAGTTATTATGGCTAAGCCTAAACTAACAGCTAAACAGGAGATGTTCTGCTTAGAGTACCTAATAGATTTGAATGCAACTCAGGCAGCAATCCGAGAAAACCTTGCAAAACCTTATATAGCCGAAAGAATCGCATTAGCATTCAACGAAAGGGCTGAGTCAGTCACTATAGACGCTAAATACGTACTTAAAAGACTTGTTGAGATAGATGAGCTAGATGTAATAGATATCCTTGACGATGTGGGTAATATGAAAGCCATACGTGATTGGCCTAAAGCATGGAGAACATCAATTAGCGGTTTAGATGTTCAAGATATGATTAGCGGTGATACCGAATCGGTTATCAAAAAGATTAAATGGCCTGACAAGCTTCGTAACTTAGAGTTGCTAGGTAAACATGTTGACATTAAGGCGTGGGATGGTGAAAACTCAGATAACGATCAACCAATTCAGAAGATTCAAATAGAGGTCGTCGGTGCGAACAGTAACGATTAAACCTACCCAGCCACAAGCAGACTTTCATGCGTTGACTTGTAAGCATCCTGCTTTCGTTGGCGGGTTTGGCACTGGCAAGTCTGAAACAATGGCTAACCAAGCTTTCATGGATGCATCAGTTTCAAGTAGTGCATTGATTGGCCTATATGAGCCTACCTATGATTTAGTCAGGTTAATCATGGCGCCGCGAATCGAAGAGAAGCTTCAGCAATACGGTATAAGATACAAATATAATAAATCTGAAAACATCATCTACTCATCAAACAATCAGTTTGGTGATTTTATATTAAGAACACTTGATAATCCTGCTCGTATAATTGGTTATGAAACTTACCGATCGCATGTTGATGAGATAGATACTCTCAAAGAAGAAAAGGCGCAAGAGGCTTGGATTAAAATAATCGCCCGTAATCGCCAAATACCTAGTGGAGCAGTAAACCCATATAATAGAGTTAGCGCATATTCAACACCTGAAGGGTTTAAGTTCCTATATAAGTTTTGGAAGAAAAACCCAAAGATTGGCTATGAAATGATTCAGGCATCAACGCTTAGTAATCCATTTCTTCCTGATGATTATGTCGATACATTAAAAGCATCATACCCGCCACAATTAATTGAAGCTTACATCAACGGCGACTTTGTTAACTTAACAAGCGGCGCTGTTTATACTTCATATGATAGAAAGCTGAACTCATCAAATAGAGTTATCCAGGATAATGACCACTTGCATATTGGTATGGATTTTAACGTTGGTAAGATGTCAGCTATTGTTCATGTTAAAGACCAGAATATAACAACCGCAGTAGATGAGTTAATGGGAATACTTGACACCCCATCAATGATTGACGTTATTAAAAATAGATACCCTAATCACCGTATAACTATTTATCCTGATGCAAGCGGCAAGAGTAGAAAGCCTGTTGACGCATCTAAAACAGATATCAGCCAATTAAGGGTAGAGTTTAAGGTTGTAGCTCCAAGTAAGAACGGCTTTGTTAAGGATAGGGTTGCATCAGTTCAGGCTATGCTTTGCAATGCTAATGGTGAACGTAAGTATTTTGTTAATGAGGTTAAGTGCCCTGAAACAGCTGAGTCATTAGAGCAGCAGGTTTATGATAAATTAGGTGCTCCAGATAAATCACACGATAACGATCACCCTAATGATGCTCTAGGGTATTATATCGTTAGTCAATACCCAATTATACGCAATCAAACTCACGTGCAGCACATGATTGTATAACTATCAACTATAAATGCTATAATAGCTAAAATATCGGTTAAGCCGATTAACTAAATTTAAAAGGCTTACTATGTCAAACGATGTCACAACACCGAGAGAAGAATATACAACCATGCTACCAAGTGTGGAGAAGAACCGTTTAGCTGTTGCAGGACAACGAGCAGTAAGGGCAGCTGGCGTTAAATGTTTGGCCCCTCTTGCATCTATGCTTTGCTCAACTACTTATAACGACCAAGGTATTGGCCAGGTGTCATACTCAGCAACTATGACCGCTGAAGGAATGGCCAAATATCAAAAGTATTTAAATAACGCTTACTTCTATGGTGCATCAGGCCGAACAGTTACCGGGTTAGGTGGTTTAATATCAGCCAAGAAGCCACTAAAAGAAATCCCCGCCTCAATTGATTACATGGATGAAAACGTAAATGGCAAGGGTCAAACCTTGCGTGACTTCTCTGACGATGCAGTTAGTGAGGCGTTTACATCTGTATGGTCAGGCGTTTTAGTAGCAAGACCTACAACCCCAGAAGGTTCAAGTAAGCTAGATGAAGAGCAACAAAACTTGCGCCCTAAATTACTACACTATAAATTCGAGTCTATTATCAATTGGGATTACGAGGTGATCAACAATGTTGAGAAGCTTTCGTTATTGGTCCTGAAAGAGTCTACCACCAAACGTGATGGCTTTAAGGTTGAGTCTGAGATTCAATACAGAGTGCTCGAACTGATAAATGGGTTTTATACCCAGTCGCTTTATAACGATGTTGGCGAATTGATTGAGCCGCAAGTATCAGTTATGTTCAACGGCAAACCGTCAACTGAGATACCGTTTTATTGGATTGTAGCTGAAACCATGACTAAGGCTGTTATTGATGACTTGGTTGATGCAAACTATGAACACTACAATATCTATGCTGATTACGGTTCTAAGCTGCATTACTCATCATTCATCATTTACACTGAAAACAGTAGCAGTCAACAAAATAACAATATGGTTATAGGTAACGCTGTTAAATGGAATGGTTCAGAGGATGGTTCATTTGGTATATTGCAACCAGATGGCAATGCAGATAGCCACATGATAGCGCTAGAAAAGACCGAGACAAGAATGGCATCATTAGGTGCTGAGATGCTTAAGCCTCGCACTAGTGGTGCTGAATCAGCCGAAGCTAAAACCCTAGACCAAGTAGCGCAAAATTCTACTACTGCAAATGTAGCCATTACCGTTAGTGATGCTATTACCAAGGCGTTAAACTTCTCTAGTATGATTATGGGCGGTCAGGAAGATGCTCAATACATGCTTAACACTGATTACAATCCGTCAAGAATGTCAGGGCAGGACTTAACTGCGCTAACTGCATCTTGGCAATCAGGTGGTATGAGCTATGAAACATATTATGAAAACCTGCAAAAGGGTGAAATTGCCAGCACTGAAAGAACAGCTGAAGATGAAAAGGCGTTAATAGACAATCAAGATACAGGAATGATTGAATAGTGACTGACTTACTAATACAGCAAGCATCGCGTCACTCTCTTTACACTCAGAGATTTGCAGGTCATCTATCTAATTTATTTGACCCGTACATCACAAGGTTACAACGTGAGATTAAGTTGATCTTAATTGATGGCCCTGATGAGACTAGAAGTATTAGGCGTATTAATCAATTGATAGCTGAGTGGCGTAGCGCTTCATTGGCTATTTATGGTGAGTACAATGATGATATCTTACTGGCCGAACTAAATGATTTTGCTGTTGACGAATCGGAGTGGGAAGTTAAAAGCCTAAGCTCTGTTATCAAATCGCCATCAATCGAATTAGTTACACCGGCACCTGTCCAAGTGTGGGCAGCTGTCAATTCATCGCCATTAGTATTTCCTGATAGCCAAGGCGTTAGATTGCTTGACCCATTTATCAGGGATTGGGAAGCTAACCAGATTAAAAAGGTTAGTGATATAGTCCGTACTGGATTTATTACCGGCAGAACATCACAGCAAATTGCCCAGGACATAGCGGGCAAGAATGGCTATCTCGATAATCAAAACCGCGCATCAATTAAGACCATGGTTCGCACTGCTACTAATCATGTCAGTAATTTGGCGCGTCAAGAAACTAACAGTCAAAATAGTGACATAGTAATTGGCTATGAAATAGTTGCTACTTTAGACGGGCGAACAAGTAACTTTTGTACTGGTGCTGATGGCACTAAAGTATTTAACAAAGGTTTGATTGTATGGGGTGCTACTGGGCGTAAAGAGAAAACCAGCTATAAGCCTCAACCACCGTTTCATCCTAATTGCAGAACAACCACAGCGCCAGTATTAGATGCTAGATTTGCTATTTATGGTGAGTACAATGATGATATCTTACTGGCCGAACTAAATGATTTTGCTGTT